CGGACCAAATTCCGGCGCTCACCGGGCTCACACACTCAGGGAGGACTGAATGGATTGGGGAGACATCAAGCCGTGGTTGGCAAAGCTCGCGCCCATGTTGGGAACAGCGCTCGGAGGTCCGTTGGGCGCGGCCGCAGGAGCGCTCGTGAGTTCCGCTCTAGGGGCAAAGGACACCTCGCCCCAATCCGTAGCAGATGCGATCAAGACCGGCGCTTTGACTGGAGAGCAGATTGCTGCGCTGAAGAAGGCGGAACAGGACTTCCAGATCCAGATGACAGCGCTGAACCTGGGCTCTGTGGAGAAGCTGGCTGAGCTGGATTTCAAGAACACGCAAGGCGCACGCGAGCGTGAGATGGTGGTGAAGGACAGAACGCCAGCTGTTGGCTTCTACCTGCTCACCCTTGGCTTCTACGGTCTGCTTGCCTTCTTCTGCGCCAGCGCCATGAACCCCAACCTGAAGCCCAACGCTGAGGTGATGGACATTCTCAAGATCATGATTGGTAGTCTGGGCACTGCGTGGGTTGGCGCTGTCAACTACTACTACGGCACCACACAGGGCAGCCGCGACAAAGACGTCATGCTCCATCAGTCCACTCCTGTTGATGGGGGCAAGTGATGGCTGAGGATCGTGGCGGCAAGATTACTCCCGTTGACCCTGGTTTCCTTCAGCGAGCTTCTGCTGGCCTACGCTTCGCTGTGAGCGGTGACAGCAAGGTCTTCGGCGGCTGGTTTGGTCCGTCTGAGCCTCTTCCTCCTCTCGCGCCTCCCAGCGTGGAAGGCCGGCAGTTTGACTACCCATTCGGCGTCAACCTGCAGTCGCGCCCACGCGCCAACGAGTCGATCACCTTCGATACCCTGCGTGGGCTGGCTGATTCCTACGATCTTCTGCGACTGGTCATCGAGACCCGCAAGGATCAGATGGAGAAGCAGAACTGGCAGATCCGCTGCAAGGAGGGCAAGGGCTCGGAGAAGCGGGCTGAGGAGCTGACGGAGTTCTTCCAGTTCCCCGATAAGGTGAACACCTGGAATCAGTGGCTTCGTGCGGTGCTCGAGGATCTGTTCGTCATCGACGCGCCGACTGCTTACAACCATCGCACGCTGGGCAACAAGCCCTACGCCATCGAGCTGATCGACGGCTCCACCATCCAGCGCCTCGTTGGCGAGGATGGGCGCACTCCGCTCGAAGGGCCTGCGTATCAGCAGATCCTGAAGGGAATCAAGGCAGTAGACTACACGCGCGAAGAGCTGCTATACATGCCGCGCAACGTCCGCACCAATCGTCTGTATGGCTTCTCTCCGGTGGAACAGGTCATGATGACCGTCAACATCGCGATCAGGCGCCAGGTCAACCAGCTCCAATACTACACCGAAGGTAACACGCCTGACCTGATCATCGGCCTGCCCAAAGAGTGGCAGCCCAGCGCTGTGAAGCAGTTCCAGGAATGGTGGAACAGCATGATCAACAGCGTTGACCAGACAGAGCGCCGCAAGACGCGCTTTGTCCCTGAAGGCCTGAAGGTTATCGACACCAAGGAGCGCACACTCAAGGATGAATACGATGAGTGGCTCGCACGCGTGATCTGCTACGCTTTCAGTGTGTCGCCCCAGGCGTTGGTAGCCCAGATGAACCGGGCCACCGCAGAGACTGCTCAGGAATCGGCTCTGCAGGAAGGCCTCGCGCCAATCATGAACTGGACCAAGTCCTTCATGGATTCTATCCTGCTCCGCTTCTTCCAGGAGGAGGACTACGAGTTCTCTTGGATCGAGGAGCAGGCAATCGACCCGCTCGTGCAGGCGCAGATTCATGAGATCCAGCTTCGCAGCGGTCTTCGCAGCGTGGATGAGATTCGCGAGGAAGACCTCAAGCTCGAGCCCAAGGAAGTTCCTGAGCTTCCCGAGAACCATGAGCCTGTTCTCGATGAGACCGGCAAGCCGAAGCTCAATCCTGATGGCACGCCCGTCACGCAGCCCAAGGCCGACCTTGTTCAGGCCTCGCCCGCTGCTCCTGGAATGCCGAACACTGGCGGTGAAGCGGTTCAGGACACAGCGCTCAGCGGCATTCAGATCACGAGCCTGCTCGCAGTCACCGCGGCGGTGGGCGACACGTCTCTCCCCAAGCCGAGCGCCATCGCTCTGCTCACCGCTGCGTTCCCTGCCATTGATCCCGCGGTCATCGCGGCCATCATCAATCCAATCGAGGCCAAAGAACCTCCGCCGCCTCCTGTGTTTGGTGGCGGGTTCGGCGCGCCCAAGAATCAGCCCCCGGTCGCTGGACAGAAGACCAACCCGCTAGGCGAGAAAGACGGTTCTCCGTCAGTGCCTCCTATTGCCCAAAAGCCGGTGGCTGATACCTCTAAGAAGCTCGCCAAGGCAGCCAAGCCCATGAGCATGGATCGTCCGATGGTGGCGAAGACTGAGGCCAAGCTGCGGGCTGTGTGGAAGAAGTGGCTGCGTGCTCAGGTCAACCCGATCGCTTCGAAGATCACTGAGACCCTGGGCAAGTCCGAAGAGACTGATCGCATTGAGGCTGTCATAAAGTCCATCGGCTTCAAGAACTCCGCCGTGGTGCGCGACACCGCCCAGCGCATGATGGAAGCTGTCGCCAGGGATGCCAACTACGAGGCTCTTCAGAAGATCGCCAAGAATGCAGCTGACTACGAGAAGATGCTGAGTCAGGCGAACACGAGGGCCGCTGAGTGGGCAGCCGAGCAAGCGGGCAAAGCTGTGACCGAGATTGAGGATTCCACGCGGGACATGCTTCGCACGTCTGTCGAGCAGGCCATCAACGACGGTCTCAGCACCGCTGACCTGGCCGACCTCCTGGCCGACAACTACGCCTTCGGTGATTCTCGCGCCGAGACCATTGCTCGCACGGAGCTGGCTGAGGCCAATGTCCAGGGCACTGTGGAAGCCTACAAGGTTTCTGGCGTGGTTGATGGTATCACGTGGCTCGTCGCGCAGGATGAATACTGTGATGAGTGCGAGGCAATGGTGGGCAAGGTGGGAACGCTGGAAGAGGGCGTGGAAGGAGAGTTCCCTCCGCTTCATCCCAACTGCCGCTGTGATGTGGTGCCTGTTCTGAGTGACGAGCCTGAGAAACTGCTGAAGGCAGGCCTGGTCAAGCCGACCATCGTGCAGATCGACATGGCTCCGCTGGTAGAACTTCTGAAAGGACAGAGCGAGATCCTGGATCGGATCGCATCCAACGCAGTGAAGAAAGTCGCGGCTCCTAAGAACATCAATTTCACCTACGACGAGTCCGGTCGCATTGTCGCCGGCAACCTGGAGAACTAGCATGACCCTCGGATTCCTCACCGCCCTCCGCACCACTCGCGCTACCGCCATCGAGACGCTCCTCGATGCCGGTTCCACGGGCGCTCTCATCGACGTATATTCGGGCACTCGCCCGGCTACTGGCGCGGGTATCGGCGCATCGGTCCTTCTCTCTACGCTGACCTGCTCGAAGCCCGCAGGCTCTGTCAGCAACGGCGTCCTCACGCTCAATGCTGTCACCAATGAAACGGGCACGGCTGGCGCTGGCGCTGGCACCTCCGCGACTTGGTGCCGCTTCCGCGATTCCAACTCCACCTTCGTGATGGACGGCAGCGTGGGCACGAGTGGGGCGGACCTCAACCTCAACAGCGTGATCATCGCGACGGGCCAGACTGTCAGCGTCACCAGTGGCACCATCACGGAAGGGAACGTCTGATGGTTCCCGGCGCGGTGGTCAGAGTATTGCCGCCATTCGATGGCGCCTTCCCAGGCGTGTTCACCATACGCGCAGTGTCGGGCACCACGGCATTCCTGGATGGCATCCCTGAGGGCTTTGCTGACGCTTTTGACTTCGCCTACTTGGAGAAGGCATGACAGACTTCGCATCGGAAGACAGCGTAATCAATGGACTGGCTATGTGTGTCAGCGCTGGCTTCAGCCAGGACGTAGCCAAGACCAGCATCACCACCGTGTCTGGCTTCGATTACAGCGGCTGGACTATGGGCGGGAATCCCGCTGCTGGCGTGGCCCCAACGACCTGGGCCAGCCCCACACAGGCCACTGCTGGTGCGTGGAACCCACGCTATGTGAACCCTGCTGCTGGTAAGACTGCCCGCATCTTGTTTGCTGGCTTACGCTACAGCGTGGCCGCGCAGCCGGTCATCTTCTGCGACCGCGTTGGACACATGGCGGGGTTGTCGGGGATCGTTACCACGGCCCAGACCGTGAACGCCACGCTGACCACACCGGCTGCGGATCTTCGCTGCGAGGCGGGTGGTGGAGATCTGGAATGGTGGCTGGAGTGGTATACGGCCACTGGTTCCACGGGCGTCAACGCCACCTGCGCCGTGACTTACAGCGACAACTCCACCGGGAACGTGGTGGTGGCTCTTCCCGCATCCGTCCCTGCTCTGCGTATGTATCGCATCCCGCCCAGCAGCGGGAACTTGAGCATCAAGGGCATTACCAGCGTCACCCTGTCAGCTACCACTGGCACGGCTGGAAACTTCGGCGTCACTGCTACAGATCGCAAGTTCCAGTTCAGCGTGGCGACTGCCAACACCGACTGGATCGCAGACTGGGCCATGCTTGCGATGCCCGACATCGGTAGCAACGCTTGCCTGTTCCCTCGCTTCTTCGCAACATCGTCTGCTGCGGGGATCATCACGGGCAACATCCGCGCTGGGGTGGCCTAGTCCATGACAAAGATCATCAGCCCTGAAGTCCGCGCCAACCGCCGCACCCTCTCGGGTGCGAGCGGCATTGTTGCGGCTGTTCTGGGGTCGGAGTATTGGCCAGCAGCGTCTACTCCTTCAGGAATCACCGGCACGCTGACGTCTACCACTGACAGCCTCACGGCTACCTTCACCGGCTCGGTCTCGGCGCTCCCCATCACCGGCACCATCTCCTCCTCCACAGCAAGCGTCACATCTGCGTTTACTGGTGCGGTCAAGGATACTGGAACTCTTACTTCTGCGCTCGCCAACTCCGTAGCAGCATTCTCTGGTGCTGTCAAGGATGTCGGAACCATCACTAGCACGACCACCTCGACAGCATCCATCACAGGTGCTGTCAAGAGCACTGGCACAATCTCCAGCACCACGGACACGACTGCTCTGCTCTCCGGCGGGGTCAAGAGCTCTGGATCATTCGCACCCAGCACGGACAGCATCACGGCTGCGCTCTCGGGCACGGTAGGAACCCCCGGCATCACGGGCACTTTCACCTCGGTTCTTTCGCCTGCCGTTGCGGCGCTGAATGGCTCAACAGGGGACGCCGGAAGCATCAATTCGGCTCTCCAGCCTGCCGTGGCATCAGTGAATGCGAATGTGGCCACGCAGGGCAATGTGGCCTCCTCTACGGCTGCATCTAATTCTTCTTTCACGGGTGTCGTCAAGTCTGCCGGAGCGATACAATCTCAGGCAGAGAATGCTGTGGCATTCCTAAGTGGAAACGTGGTAGGCGCGATCACTGGAGCGCTATCATCCACAACTGACAGCCTGGTCGCAAATTTCCAGGGAACCGCCTCTCAGCCCAGGAGTGCGTTCAATCCCTACAATGACACGATCGAGGTCGTGATCATTCCGCACCCTGTCCTGAGGGGCAAGATTTTCGGGACGACTGAAGACTGCTCCTCATCCATCGCGGGTGTTGTAGCGGGACCAACCGAAACTGAGCGCCTCGCGCTCGTAAACAACAACGCAATCGCGCAAATCACTGCCGCGTTGCTGCTCGTAGCCTGAGGAGGGAACATGAGCAAAGTGAGGCTGTATGGGTCCATCGAGAAAGTCGATGAACAGGAAGACGGCACGCTGATCGTGGCGGGCATCGCCTCCACGGAACAGGTGGACAGTCAGGGCGAGATCGTCACCCGCGCCGCGATGACCAACGCCATTCCCGACTACATGAAGTTCGGGGCCGTGCGCGAGATGCACCAGCCCATGGCCGCGGGCACGGCTCTCAAGTGCTCTGTGGATGAGAACGGCGTAACGCACCTGGAAGCCCACATCGTGGACCCTGTAGCCGTGAAGAAGGTGCTGGCCCAGGTCTACAAGGGCTTCAGCATCGGGGGCAAGGTCAAGAGCCGAGACGAAGTGAACAAGAACACCATCACCGGCCTGCGCCTCACTGAAATCAGCCTGGTGGATGTCCCCGCCAATCCTGGTGCGGTGTTCTCCATCGCAAAGCTGGCCGACGAAGATGAAGTCGAGAAGAAGGGCGCTCGCTTCAGCAAGGCCACAAAGGCCTCGCTGTCGGAACTCCACAAGGCCGTGAAGGCTGCCAAGGAGCACCTCGACGGCCTGGGCTACGAAGCCGAAGAGGAGGGCGAGGAAGAGGCCGACAAGGCCAACAACCCGTTCGCCGGCAAGGAAGACAAGAAGGAAGAGGACAAGAAGGAAGAGGACAAGAAGGAAGAGGATCCGAAGGATCCGAAGAAAAAGAAGAGGCCGTTCGAGGGCAAGGAGGACAAGGCCGAGGAAGATGCCGAGGACAAGTCCAAGTCTGCCGAAGCGGATGATCTGCAGAAGGTTCACGCTGACACCGTGGCCAAGGTCGCAGCCTTGGAGACGGAGCTGGCAAAGGTGACCTCTGAGAACGACATGCTCAAGGCCCGCATCACGGAGCTGGAAAAGCTCCCTGCACCTGCCAAGGGCGTGGTGACCGCAGTGACCAAGGGCGGTGATTTGACCGCCAACAGCCCGGCTCCTGAAGTCCAGCCCATTCGCAAGAGCGATGGCACGATCGACGAAGTCGCGACCCTGATCAAAGCAACCCACATCAGCGCCATTGGCGCTTCTCGATAAGGACCAGTCATGAACACTCCCAACCTGAACCAGCTCTCGACCGAGGCTCTCGACGCGATGAAGACCGCGCAGGGAACGCCTCTGCCCGATGAGATTGCCAAATACTTCGTCCAGCCCGGCAGCGCCACCGTCGGCCTCCAGGCTTACGACCTCGAGGGCCCCAGCAAGAAGATGGTGCCTATCCTCACGCCCCTGCGGAACATGATTCCTCGCGTGACCAACGGCTTCGGCACCCAGGCCAACTGGAAGGCCATCACCAGCATCAACTCCGGCAACCAGCGAGCTGGCGTCTCGGAAGGCAACCGTGGCGGCGTGATCACGCAGACCGTCTCCGAATACCTCGCCGCCTACCGCGCCTGGGGCCTGGAGAACTACGTGACCTTCGAGGCCGACATGGCTTCCAAGGGCTACGAGGATGTGAAGGCTCTGGCTGTCAGCCAGCTCCTGAGCGCCCTCATGATCCAGGAAGAGCGCCTCGACCTCTGTGGCAACGGCTCCGTGGCCCTGGGCACCACGCCCACTCCCACCATCTCCAACGCCGGCACCGGCGGCACCATCGCCGCGGCCACCTACGACGTCATCTGCATCGCGCTCGGGCCTCAGGCCTACATCGACGCCGTGGGCGCGAACAACGGCGCGATCGGCCAGTCCCTGGACGTGACCACGCTGGCCTTCTCCACGCAGATCGTGAAGACCAACACCGATAGCAGCACTGACACCTTCGGCTCGGGCATCGCGCAGAAGTCCGTGGCTTCCAGCACCACGACCACGACCGGCTCCACCAGCACCATCACCGCGACTGTCACGCCTGTGCGTGGCGCTTGGGGCTATGCCTGGTATCTGGGCACGGCTGGCGGTGAGAAGCTCGCTGCTGTCACCAGCCTCAACAGCGTGGTCTTCACTGCTCTCCCCAACGCCGGCAACCAGGCCGCTTCCGCCGCTGCCCTCACGGCCGCTGACGGCTCGACCTCCACGCTGGACTACGACGGCCTCTTCATGCAGGCTGCCAAGTCCGGCTCCAACGCCTACTGGCTGACAATGGCCAACGGCACCGCTGGCGTGGGCACTCCCTTCACCTCTGACAGTGCGGGTGGTGTGTCCGAGTTCGAGGCTGCCTTTGCGAACTTCTACAACAAGTATCGCATCAGCCCTGACCTCATCCTGATGTCCAGCCAGGAACTGCTGAACCTCACCAAGAAGATCATCGGCAACAGCGGCGCTCCTCTCATCCGCTTCACCATGGACGCCAAGCAGATCGCCAATGGCGGCCAGGTCGCGGCCGGTGTCGTGATCGGCTCCTACCTCAACAAGATCACCAACCAGCAGGTGCCCTTCATGGTGCACCCGAACATGCCCGCTGGCACCGTGCAGTTCCTCACCACCCAGCTGCCCTACCCGCTCAACAACGTGACCAACGTCTTCCAGAAGAAGCTGCGGCGCGACTACTACCAGCTGGAGTGGCCGCTGAAGTCCCGCAAGTATGAGTATGGCGTCTATGCTGACGGCGTGCTCCAGCACTACGCTCCCTTCTCCATGGGCGTGATCACCAACATCGGCAACGGCTAGACCATGCTACTCTGTTCCCCTGACCCCAAGCAGAAAGCGGTGGAGGTTGCTGGCGCGACCTTCTACCGGACCAAGGCTGGCTTCTTCGAGCTTCCAAACGAGAGCTGTGTCATTGATCCTCTGCTTGGGGCTGGGTGGACAGTGTTCCAGCAGGAATTCAAGCCCGGAGAAGTCACAGTGCCGGACAACGTGAAGTCTGCGGAGTTCCACGCTACTGTAATCCGCTGCACGTGCCCCGAAGGTCAAGGTCTCATAAGCCACCCAGGCCAGTCCTGCCCCAATGGGCGCTTCCAGGATCTGGGTGTTGTCGCTTCGTTCTACCGCAACCCAATCACCCGATTCTGGAAGCGCTTTCAACGGCGCTTCCTGTCCCAGAAAGGACACTGATCATGGCCACCGTAGTCACCAACGCCGGCAAAGGCGTCATCACCAACCGCATCAAGGGCGCTGGCACCGAGCCCAACTACATCGCTTGGGGGACTGGTGCTGGCACCGCTGCCGCCACCGACACCACGCTGTTCACGGAGTCGGCTGAGTCCCGCGTGGCTGGCACCTCCACCCAGCAGACCACCACGACTACCAACGACACCTACCAGGTCGTGGGTACCATGACCGCTTCCGGTGCTCGCTCCATCACCAATGCTGGCCTCCTCGATGCCAGCACCAGCGGCAACCTCTTCATGAAGGGTGATTTCACCGCTGTGGCGCTCAACGCCAGCGACAGCATCGCCTTCACCATGAAGGTGCAGTTCAGCTAGGCCTGTTTTGAACCTGGGGCTGCGCAATTCGGCGCAGCCCCATTCAGGAGACCACCATGAGCGTGAAGCTGAACATCAATGTGGAGGAACGCACCTATGACCTCACCATCGCGTGCCCCGAAGGTGGCCCTTATCGCGTCATCGCGCGGCGACACCGCATCCTGACCAACGAGGATGGCAGCCCTGTCCGAGACGCGCAGGGTGAGGTCATCACCACCCAGGGTGGCGAGCGGGTCATTGAGCGCGTGGTGGACGGCACAGATGCGGAGGCCCAGCAGATCGCCGCACTTGTCTCCGCGAAGATCGACAAGTGGGCGATGGAGGGCTAAGTGGCCGTCACGACCGAGATCCTGCGGCCATCGAGCTATGCCCTGGGCGGCTCCGGGTGGGTCTGCAATAGCCCCACCTATGCCTGGGACGGCGACCCCGCCTACACGGCGATCTTCGCCAGCGATATTGGCCCAGGCCAGTATTCCCAGAACGATGGGACCGTCACCTATTCCGGCTTCAACGCCCGCGCGAACTCGAACTGGGCGGGTGCGATTCTCACGGTCGTTCTCTCGAATAATGGCGGGTATGCGGGCCTCGTCACAGGTGACCCGGGCGCAACGGTAGCCCTTTACCTCATCCATTACTCCATTGATGGCGGGTCCACTTGGGTCGCGATTGATAATGAGAACGTGAACTCGGACGGGTATGGATACGCCTTCCTGCCCACCTACACGCTCAACATGCCCATCCCCGTGGGCTTCACGGCGTCGAACCTGCGCGTTAGGGTTTCTGGCACGGTTTATTCACTCGATACCAACACCACCTCCGGCACCATTTGGATCAACGAGATCTATATCACCGGCACGGTCGGGGAGCATCTCGCCCCCAGCTCCTACACCGAGAACAGCTACCCCTCATGCTCCAGCCTAAGCAGCGCCTATGATGGGAACGGGGTAACCGCCGCGTGGGCCCTGAGAAGTGGGTCGGCTGCAAGCGGCAGCCTTTCGTATTATGCGTTTGGCACCAAGTCCACCACCTGGGGCGCTGCGGCGCTGAAGATCCTGTTCGGCATCCCAAGCCCGTCCCCAAACCCCGGGTTCGGCGGTAATTGCTCCTCAGGGAAATCCCACTCCGTCTACGTCGAGTGGTCCACGGATAGCTGGTCCACCGTGAACGTGCTCCAAAACTGGACCTTCAACGGGACCGGCGGCGGCGCCAATTATCTCGCTCCGTGCGTCATGTCATGGGCCATCCCGTCCAGCATCGACACATCCGTTCTGAAGGTCCGAATCAGAATGGTCAACCCTACGGACTCCAGCCCCACTCCCACTATCTATTTCAACCTCGCGGAGATGTGGCTGGAGGGCTACCCCGGCATCGCGGTGAACCTCACGGCTGGCGTGGGTAAAAGCGGCGTGTTGCTGAAGGCATTCCCGCGCCTCTACTCTGCGTCCAACTCCGCGACTCCTGCGCTCTCCATGCAGAAGTCCTACCTTCGCGCAGCCACAGCAGCGCTCTCGCGCGTTCCGTCCATGCTTCGCGGTATTGGGTTCAAGGTGAGCGGAGTTTCCGCGAGCAGCGCAGCGCTGGCCAAGATCGCATCGTCTGCCCGTGCGCTAGTCGCCTCCACTCTGCTTGCCGCCACCCTCGGATTCGTGCGCGGGAAGTTCCTCAGCGCTGCGCAGTCCTTCAGCGCCGGTCTCCAAGGCCAGCGGTCCAGGCTCATGTCCGCAGCCCAGTCTTCCGCAGCCACGCTCGGCAAGGTGCGGCTGGCGTTCCTCAACGCCGCTGTGGCCTCTGTGCCCACGCTCAAGCGCGGTATAGCTTGGGTGAAGGCCACCGGCCTCACCGCTGGCGCTACCCTCGCCAAAATCTTCCAGAAGCTCATGGTCTCCACGCCCCAAGGCTCAGTGCCTTCCCTGACGCGAGGCTCTGCTGTCGTGAAGGTCCTTGTCGTTGGGTTTGTGATGCAGGTTGCTATGATCCGCAGCATGGCGCGAAGGTTTGCAGCCACGAGCGCCACCGCTGGCCTCATAAAGACAGTGCCCGGCAAGATCCTTGTCTACCAAGCGTCCATCACAACGGCCATCGTCCGCAGCGTGGGGAAGATCATACCCATTCTGGCGGCTTTGTCTGTGACGCTCCTCAAGCTAATCCCGCGCACAGCTCAGGCAGGCTCCGTCACTGTTTCCAAAATGGTGCGCTCGCTGGGCTACACGCTTGCCCCGCCTATCGTGGCCACCGTGGAGACGATCACGAAGACTGCGAACAAGGTTGCGCTTGCCAGCGCTTCAGTTGTTGGGGCTGTCTACAAGGGACTCGCGCGAGTGGCCACTGCTACGCAGACTTCAGTGGCTTCGCTTTACATCTCCAAGCTCATGGCTCGCGTGCTCTCAGCCACTGTGAGCTTTGTCCTGTTTATGGGCAAGACCACTCTCAAGGCTCTGTCCGACACCGCCAACATGTCGGGTTCATTC